AGGCTCAACTGATGAGTATTCTTGCACAATGTGCGATAGATGCAGGTGGACAACCGGCAAAAACCAAAGAAGAATGTGAGGCACAAGGTGGAACTTGGATAGATCCACAAGATATAAAAGATTTACAAGATATGTATGATAAGATATCTGCAGAAACTTCTAATCTGTCTGATGAAGATTCGATTGGATTCTGTTCAATTACAGAACATTTAAATAAAGAAGATTGTGAGGCAGCCGGTGGAACTTGGACAGAGTTAGATACCGACACCGATTTTGAAAATGTAGATACATCAGCACTATCTAAAGAATTGGCACTACAAATGGATGAATTGGAAAGATGTTTTTCAGATCCAGAATTAAACGAATATTTAAGAAGTTTTTAACATAAGGAGATAGTAACCATGAAGAAGAATGAACTAATAAAAATAATTGAATTAGTAGTTCGTAAAGAAGTGAAGAAACAGGTAAACGAGATATTTATTAACGATAATAAAACATCTCTTACCGAATTGGTTTCGGCCCCTAAAGACGAAAAAAAATTCAAAGAACCTATTATGGAACAATATAAAACTAAACCTATGAAGGAAGTGCACTATACAGATAATCAAGAACTTAACCGAGTTTTAAATGAAACTGCAGGTGGAGTTCCGAATGGTGAAGGTGGATATGATACTATGGGTGGTGGAGTGTATGACACTTCGAAAATGGGTGAGTTGTTAGGATATGGTAATATGGGTGGTGATAAAGAAACTAAACGAAAAATTGCAGCAGTAGATAGTATTAAAAAGGCTGGTGTAAATGTCGACCAAGTTCCTGATCATGTTCAAAACGCACTAACTAAAGATTATTCTAAAGTAATGAAAGCCATTGACCAAAAGAAAAATGGAACTGGATATAGACCATAAGAGGTAAAAGATGTCATTAGATAAAAAGTTTTTAAAGTTTAAACTTGAGAGAATTAAAAATAAAAGAATTTTTAAAGACCAAGATACTGAAACTAAAATAAGAATAAGAAAAGAAAACGCTGAAGTTTCTGCAGAAGAGGCAGATGCAATTCATTCTTATTTGACAGGTGAAGATGATATAGATGCACTTGATAATAAATCATTTTTAGAAAATAGAGCTCCAGGTAATTTATTCTTAAACCCAAGGCAAATTAAAAGGGGTAAACGAAAAGTTTGGGTAGGTGAGTTAAACGTGAATCAAGTTCAACGTGATCCTAAATCTAAAAAGAATAAATTGGCAGCACTATTAAAAAGATTTAAAACTATAGCAACATCTAACATTAATTCAGCAAAAAATTTGGTAATATTCAAAAGAATTTTTGATAAACTAAACATTAGTTTTAGTCAAGATGAAGTAAAGATAAATGGTAAATTAGTAGTGGATGAGATATCCTTAACTGATGGTTCACAAGGAATAAATACCGAGTTTATAGTGGCCGGTGCTGTAGTTCTTGGAACATCCACTTATAAAAGAATTACAATAAGGAATGGTTTAATTGTTAATGTAGAAAGTACCCTACTACCGGTATAATAGGAGAATGTAATAATGGGAGCAAGAGAAAAAGATTTAAATCCAGATGTATTTATAGGTCTCGAACTACCATTGGGATATTCTGATAGTGGATTCTTTAAACAAACTAAAACAACATTACAGCAGGCAAAATATAATATTATTAATTTAATCAAAACAATTCCTGGAGAAAGACTTGGACAACCAGCATTTGGTTCTAATTTACATAGTATATTATTTGAACCGATGAATGAAGATTTTAGTGAGATATTAGAAGATTCAATTAGAACATCAATGTCTACTTGGTTACCATATATAAATGTTAAAAACATAGATATTCAATTTCCAATCCACAATGAAAGTCAAGTTAGTATAGCTATTGATTTTGGATTGTCTTTTGAACCCGATAGATTTGGTACAGTTTCGGTAAGTTTTGATCAATTTGAATCAGCCGTAAAACAATAGGAGAATGTAAATGGCTACTAAAGGAGTCAGTAAAGAAGTAAAATATTTAAACAAAGATTTCTCTGGATTCAGAGATGGGTTGTTAGAATTTGCCAAAACGTATTTTCCAAATACATATAATGATTTCAACGAATCTGATCCAGGTATGATGTTTATTGAAATGGCATCATATGTTGGTGATACATTATCTTATTATATGGATGAACAATTTAAAGAAAGTATGTTATCTTTTGCAGAAGAGAAGAAAACCATATATGAAATGGCACAAGGATACGGATATAAACCAAGACTGTCATCACCTGCAACAGTTACGGTAGATGTCTTTCAAACCGTTCCCGCACAAAATCAATCAAATATAGTTACTAAATTAAGAGAACCAAACGAAGATTATTGTATGAATGTTTTAGCTGGGATGGAAATAACATCACAGAATGGAACTGTATTTAGAACCATAGATGATGTAGTATTTAGTGATTCAAGTTCAATGAGTCCACGACAGCAAGATATTTTTGAAGTGGATGATGAACAAAATGTTACAAAGTGGTTATTAAAGAAATCAGCAAAGGCAGTTAGTGGAACTATTGTTACGGAACAAATACAATGTGGGGCAGCAGAAAAATATAAAAGAATTGCTTTAGAAAATAGTCCTGTATTAGAAATAATTTCTGTAACGGATAGTGATAATAATAAATACCACGAAGTTCCATTTTTAGCACAAGATACGGTATATGCAGACTTTCAAAACAATACAAAAAATTCTCCTGACTTGGTAGATGGTAGAAACTTTGCACCATTTCTTTTAAAACTCACCAAGACTAATAAAAGATTTAAAACTCATATACGAACCGATAATAAAACAGAAATGAGATTTGGTTCAGGAGTTTCAACAACAAGTGATGAGGAAATAATTCCAAATCCCTCAAATGTAGGTTCTAATTTACCAGGAACACCAAGTTTTCTCGATACCGCTTTTGATCCTGCAAACTTTTTGAACACTGCTACATACGGTCAATGTCCAACCAATACAACATTAACTATAAAATATTCATATGGTGGTGGAGTTGATGATAATGAATCTTCAGAAAAAATTAATACTATTACAAGAGATACTTCTGAATTTGATAGTTCAAAAAGTTTAACTGCAAGTTTAAGAACTTCAACTCAAAATTCTATAGCAGCAACAAATCCAAATCCGGCAACCGGAGGTGGGGGAGCAGAAACCATTGAGGAAGTAAGAATAAATGCATTAGCTTATTTTCAAGCTCAAGGAAGGGCTGTAACAAAAGATGACTTTATAACTCGTGTGTATTCATTGCCAGCCAAGTATGGTAATATAGCAAAAGTTTTTATTCTACAAGATGAACAAGTTGCAGCAGCCGGACAGAATGAAGCAGACCAAGATTTTCAATCAAATCCATTAGCATTAAATATGTATATGTTGGGTTATGATAATAGTAAAAATTTAGTTGCGTTAAATACTGCAGTCAAAGAAAACATACAAATTTATTTAAGTCAATATAGAATGATGACAGATGCAATTCAACTTAAAGATGCATACATTTGTAATTTAGGAGTTGATTTTGCAATATACACTAAACGAGGATTTAACAAAAACGAAGCTCTTCTTAATTGTGTTTCCGTATTAAAGGATTATTTTAAAACAGAGAAATGGCAAATCAATCAACCTATTATTTTAGCAGATGTGGTGTCTGAAATACTTTCGGTTGAGGGTGTTGCCACCGTAGTTAAACCACGAGACGATAGTTCTGAATTGATTATTATTAGTAATCGGTATGGAACAGTTGCTGGTAGAACTTATTCAGATAACATATACGACATAACATCTGCAACTTTTAATAGTGTGGTATACCCACCAACCGATCCCGCAGTATTTGAAATTAAATATCCTGATATAGATATCAGAGGTAGAGTGATGGGAGATATATAATGCATTATTTTGAGTTTGCAGAAAAAGATGCTACTTTATATGAAGTAAGTAAAAGTATGAATACAGGACTTGATGAAATTATCGAAGTTAGAAAGGATATGAATTCTGATGGTACGGTTATCAATGTATCAAGGGCACTAATCAAGTTTGATTTAAATTATATTTCAGAATCTATATCATCAGGTTTAATAACTTCATCATCAAGAACAAGATTTGTATTAAATTTATATGATGCAAATTCAGAACAATTAAATGTATCACAGAAATTATATGCATATCCAATTAGTCAATCGTGGGAAATGGGTTCAGGACGGGCACAGGCAAGTCCAGTAATTGAAGCCGGGTGTAGTTGGAATTATAGAGATGGATCTACCAATGCAAGTATTTGGAAAGGTTCAACCACTACATTGCTAGGTGTTGGTTTTGGAAGTGGAAATTTGACAATCAATGGTGGTAATTATGATAATCAGTCAGTTACTATCGGTGGAGTAGATTTTGTATTTGTAGATCCGTTAG